TGGGATCTCCGGAATGATAAGACCTCTGGAACCAAATCACAGCTATCTCTACATGGCTACGGAGGCTATCGAGGTTTGGCTGTGCCATTAGTACCCGCCCTCTCCCTCTTTGTATCCGCCTAACATCTCTCGCAACGACACAGCCCAATCCATGCGTCCTGCCGGACCACTTTGAAGTCTCATGTTATTTGTTATTTGACCGTAGATCGGCTCAACTGTAATTTCATCACTTGCAGAAGGTTCGTCTGTGCCGTCTTGAATTTCATCCGGCCGTGGCAAACAAATAATCCCCTGTGATTTTTTGGCCTGTTTTCCGAGATAATTTCTCGCAGAATCATAATCTGCCCTTATCGCATTTCTGAAATCAAAAGTGATTTTTTCCCGACTATTTCTCTCGCCAACTTCCATCACAGCATCATCAACTTCTGTGATTTGGGAATTATCCTCATATTCCTCTGTAAATCTATCGTTGAAGTCCATTTCAGGACTAAAAATATCACCAGCTTTTACTAATCCAAATCGACCTAAGTAAGGACTGTAAGCTACAGCAGCTGCGCCGCCTGATGCTGTTACAGAAATGATCAAAGCCCAAAACTGATAAGTCTCTTCAGGTCTGTGACAGATTAAATCTTTGGCTATATGGCCTGTCAATTCAACTTTGTAAGCCGCTCCAGCAAGCCATAATCCAGGGCTTCCCAGTAATACCGAATTTGCACATAAATAAATTCGGGAAGTCGAAAGTAAATTTGAATCAAAATTGTGATTTTTAAGATATGCAATGTCAATTCTTTCGGCCGAATTAAAAGACATATACAATCCATAATCCGCACTCAAAACCCCGGTGTAGTCGTCAATGGATTCGCCTTTCCAGACAATTCCCGGTCTTTGATCTTTTAAATTATCAGCATCAAAACCGGTGTCTGTCGAATCGGCGCCCGCCGTAAAATCGTCTGACAATGTATAATATCCGAATTTGATTTTTGACGTATCAATTGTAACCGCCGGAGTAGTCGGTAGCGTCATTGTGATGTTGGCTGTAGTTAAATTTGAAACCTGCCCGGCGTGATCATATCCATAACAGTTGATTGTTTTGGCGCCACTGACAGTATTAATCCGAAACGGAACAACACAAGGGACCGTCGTATTTCTTGGCTTATAAATAATTCCATCGGCTGAAGGCTCATCACTCGCATAAATTAAATAATGGTCAACTTCGCCGGACGTATTCAAGCTGTCATTGCCAGAATCGCCGGTAATGTCTAACTGAATTCCTCGCTCTGTAGTCGTCGCCACACCGCCGGTTATCGCCAAACTCACAACCGGCTCGTCAATGTATATTGTGTCTGTCGCGCCGCTGGATTCTATTGAGCCTGAATTAACCTGGGTACATTTATATTCATATTTAGAATCTGTGACATTTACGTCTGTATACGCAATCACACCATCACTTGAGCTTACGTTAAACTCGTAATATGAGCCTGTCGTACTCCAAGTTAGATCATCTTTCAAATAATTCCAAGTACCGCCGTTTAGGCGTCGATAAAGCCTACAATGATCCCATAGCGGATTTGAACTTGCCAAAAATGAAACAGCGACATTTATATATGAGTCCGTATCCATCCAAGTTTTTGCTTCAATCTCGGTATCATCAAGGGCCATCGTCGAAGCTTCTACATATTCGTAAAAAAATACAATGTCGCCAATTCCAGTATTATTGGCAATTGAAATCGTGCCAGAAACGGCTGAGTAAATCCGGACGTAGCCGGATGTTGAGCCTTCAATTACATTCGCGGTATTCGTAATCCAGGTCAAGGCGCCAGTGTCATCATAAAATATTTCTGCATAGCCGGAAATTCCAGTTCCTTGAAATCCAACTTTTAATAATCCGGGTCCGGTCAAGGTCCGGGAAGGTGGGCTTGCCGATGTTGACAAATCCGTGTTTTCGTCCCACTCGAAAATCTGAGAAGAACCAAGGCGATTTTTTATATAATCTTGATAAACACAAAAATAATTATCAGTATCGGAGTCTTTTACTCCGGATGTTGAATCTATTAATTCGGGTGTACCATCCGTCTTTTTATAAGCCCGCAAAAACTCATCGTCATCACCAAGGGACGCCTCGATTATCGTCATAATTACAGTAGCGGTATGAAGAGCCTGAGTAGCATCATCAGCCAGGCTGTCGGCTCCGTCGCCACATTGAAAATAAAGAAGCATGTCTTTTGACGCGCCAAGACGGTTCTTTACAATTCCAGACGCGCCGCCATCATAAATACAAGCCCAACCGTCGGTGTCCGAATTTTTAAAATTCACGTCTCGATAAATCGTAATGGCGCCGGAGGTATCCTGTCTGAATCTACAGAAAGCTTCTGCGTTTCCGAGCATTACCCATCCCCAACCACGGCCTGCTGGGAGTGTATATGTAGCGTCATCGGCTAATGTTTGCGGGACGCCGTAAGGAGTTAAAGCCATTTATTCAGCTTCTTTCAATTCGACTTTTCCGTCTTTGACTTTATATTTTTCCGGCTTTTCAAGCAATTCATCCGGAGTTTCCTCAGCCGAGATTTCCATGGTTTTCAAAACTTCCTTTTCATTATTCACGGAAACTCGCAAGCTCTCATTACCCCACTGATCGACGCTATAAACCCTTCTGCCTTCGACTTTGAAAGTCCCTGCTTTTTCAGCGTCCATAGCTAAAAGGATTTCACCGTCTATTTCTCGATATACTATTTTCGAGTCGGCAAAAGCTAAAGTTGAAACGAGCAAAAAAGCGATAATAACAAGTATGGTCTTTTTCATTTTATTGTCCTTTACTGTGCAACTTCCCCGGTTTTATTGCCAGTGCCAGAATCCAGTAAGTTAGTGTTGCTTCCTCGTGATACGCCAACAATTTCATTATAATCAGAGCCATCCAAAAATATTCCATATCCAGCTGAATCTGTTGATGTAACATCCTTGACGATTGCCCGTGTCGAGTTGAAATCTGACCCTTGTAGCAGTAATCCGGCAACGTAAAATACGTTCGTGCTGATAGTTATGCCTTCAATTGTTAAATTAATTATTGATTTTTCTACGTTATAACAATAGACTCCCTCAATATGATCATTAACGTCGCTTAAAGCACAAGCAATCGGTTCTATCAGGAATTTACCTCTAAAATTTTCTACATTTACAATATTTAATGCTGCAGCCCAATCATCAGTTAATGTAGAAATATTCCAGTCAATAACAATGTCACACCCTGTCCCATCAAATCCATCTGTTAAAAAAAATCGAACAAAATCACCATCATACGAACCGGAGAATTTAACCTTTCCTCGCCAAGTCATATTAATTCCAGTTGTGTCAGATCGACTTGTCGAATTAAACGACACGTTTACATTATCCCAATACCACATTTGCCCTGACAAAGACTCAAAATCAGAGGTCTCAGAATATTCGCCCCGTGCGACATAAAAAGTTGAACAGAGATTTATAATCCCGGTCCCAATTGTCACATTATTTTCAGCAACGCCGGAGGCGTTCGTCACTTCAAAGTAATCATCGCCTGATCCCGTAATTATAAAAAAGCCGTTATTAGCAGCGTTGAAATTTTGAGCATTTAAATAAATCCGGGAATTAATCTGAACAGTCAAGGCCGTAATCCCTGGGTCCGTCCCAGTCGAGTCATATGTATATCTAAATGTCGATCCACTTGGATTAGTAATATCAAACTGAGTAGTCGAATCTCCAAGCTCATCACTCGCCGCAGCCGTGGCAACTGAAGAATAACCGAATCTGCCATCGGGAGTGACGACTTTATCGTAAATTGCACGAAGCGGATACATAAGCGTATTATCGGCATGAGCAATTCCTGCCGAAAACAAAACCAGGATTATAATAAATAGTAATAATTTTTTAATCTTCATTTTTCGCTTTCCTTTTCAAAATAAAACAAAATTCTGTTTGTGTTTACTGTCAGTTTTTTTATCTCGTTTTCCATGGATTTTGAATCAATTTTTAGCTCATCAATATCGTATCTGAATTTAGCTAGATGTGCTTCCATTAGTTTTAACGGCGGATGAACAGTATCATTTTCTGAATGCCTATCATAATAACCTTTCAACTCATTTATTTGCGCCACTACTGGATCAACCTTAACTCCAATTAAAAACCATAGGCCCGCTGTTAACGTCGCAATTATACCTACAATTGCCGATACTTTTTTGTAAAATTTAACATCACTTGGTAAAACCAATTGTAACTCCAATTCAATTTATGCGTTAACAACAATTTGAGTACGCCGCCCTTTTGATTCATTTTCAATTTTCGGAATTATCTTATTTACAATAACCTCATCTAAATCCGCAGCATCAATAGCTTGAATATAAAAATGCAAAGGTTGATGAAATGATTGGTCTATCGCTTGACTACCGCCTTGACCTATTTTCGCGCCACTATTAATAGCATCAAGCACTGAACGGTTACGCCTGGTTCCCGCTGCATTTACTACCATTTCATTTCCGTGCAACATTGCGGGCATCGGCTGATTATAACTTGAGCCGCCGGTATAACCGCCAGTCGCAAAAGAAGGAAGGTCTTTTGCCAACCCTCCCTTTTTTCCAAATAGACTAAAAAATCCTGTTGACGCCGCCCCTGCCGCTTCACTCGTGCCAAATGAAATAGCCGCCATTGCGGACCGAATTAATAAAACAATGGGAAGCATAAGCAACAATTGTGCCGTCATTGCAATAAAAGTTTTTAAAACATTTTTACCGACGCTTTCCCAATCCGCTGTACCTTCAACTAAATTTTCAGCAATCCCTTGGCCAACGCCTGAAACCGCCGCCCCTATTGTATTGCGTGTCACGTCTCCCATAGTCGTCATTTGCCCGACCCAAAAATCAGAAAACTCAATTACTTTCGCTTGATAATTTTCAGTCTCTTCTTGAGCCCCCATTGCCATTTCAAATTCAGCTTGACGCAATCCCTGTAGAGCCTGAGTAGTTTCATTTATTGAATCTCTGTATTCGTCCATTTGCAGGACTTTGCCGCCGCCGCCACCGCCGTCTGTTGGCGTTAAGCTTGACAATCTACCACCACCAAAAACGCCCGCACTAACGGTAATATTTGCCTTTGCCAAACGTGAAGCTATTCGTAGCCCAGCTTTATCAATGTCATTTGCAGTATCAAGAGCCGCGCCGCCTATACCGTCAAGCCTTCCTTTAATCGCATCAAGCGGCCCTTCAGTTCCCGCCGCCATTCCGTAAACCTTACTTGCAATCGTCGCAGTTCCAAGAGTTGAAACCTCAAATGCAATTATAGCCGCCCTTGCCATTTGAGTTAAGTAGCCTGTTAGTGTTGCAGCTGCACTTGCCGTTGTTGTAAAAAATAAAACTGTGTTTACAGTCCATTTCTTGATAGTTTTATGTAGCTCCTTTATGTCTTTGTCAGATTGTGACGCCATGGTCCCAATTGATTCAGCAACTATTAAAGCTGCTTCACGAAGTACTCCACTTTGTGTTACCACCTTTCCCATAGTTTCAAAAACATCGCCTAAGTTATTTTTTGCAAGACTTACGGCCCCTGCAAATGTTTCGCCCATAGTTTCAGCAAGGCCGCCAAACTTACCTTCAAGGGCTTCCGTGATTGCTGCAACTTTTTCTGTTTCTGTTCCAAATTTAATTATTTTTTTGGTTTCTTCATCAAAAACAATTCCATATCGGCGCAACATTCCCATTTCGCCCGTCATTGCTTGACCAACCAACTTTGCACCTGTTCGTAAGTCTATATTTGCCTCTGCCATATTTAAAATATGAGGAGTTAATTCCTTAATTGCACTAATAGACATACCAAAAACAGCCATTTGCTGCTGAGCCATAATTGTTACTTCATCCCCAAATCTTGTGACTCTTTGTAATGCAGCTGCTTGTTCAAATAGAGCAAGGGTATCTTCTCTTGTTGCACCCGTTGTTGCCGCCAAAGTTGCTAAAAGTTTCTGCTCGGCTGCAATTTGTTCGTTAGAGGCTTTAATGGCTTTTTTCGTCATAATCGCAAACGCCACAGTAGCTACACCTGTACCCACAGCCGCAACTTTCCCGAATTTTTTAATTGAAGCCCCGGCCTTCGACAAGCCCCTCTTGAACTTCTTGTCAACAAGAGATAAAACAACTGTGACTTTGCCTTTTTTAGCCATGATTTATAATCTCATTCAGAAATGATTTCTTGTAATTTTGCGGCGATAATACGAAAAGCGGACATAATATTTGCGGGTTGGTTGGCAATGGTGCCTGGAGTTGGAAGGAATTTGATGGGGTTAATTGTTTCAAGGATTTTCCCTCCGCTTTTTGTTTCGTATATCGTCACAGGTTTTTTAACTTGAAAACCGCAACACTCTTCATAGAGTTGATAAATTGAAACGCATTCGGGGTTTTCATTTGTAGAATGAATCGGGCATTTATCAAATAATTCACCGCCCGTTAAATCTGGTTCTTTATTTTCACCATGACAATTCCGGGCTTCTCGCATGACTTCATTTTTGTAACACGGCGGCTCATTCAGCCGTTTATCCTCCATCTGGTCATAACAACTAAACTCACATTTAATTAACGCTGCTATGACCTTTCGGAGTTTTTTCTTTCGTTCTCCGAAATTGAAGATGCTCCCAATATTTTAAAATCAACTGCAACTGCAATATATGACGGAATTACGTCACATTCTGAAAATGCTTTCCCGTTTGTAATCGGCTCTCCACCAAGACTCAGATTTTCAATTTTGACAATATGATTCTTTTCAATTTCAGACCACATTTCAGCGGTATCAGTCGTATATTCAACGGTCAAAACTCCGGCGTTTTTCGCTAATGTTAAAGCCAGTTCTCTTTTTTCTTCGATAGAATCATCTTTATTATCCGCCGGTATAATTGCGGTAATCTCATCTTCTGTCATTTTCTCAATCGCTTTTTCGGTATCGATATTATCAACTGAAGTTTTTAAAGCTGATTGCCATTCGCCTAGAAGCTTAGACCATTTGCGCCTGACATTACTACCCATTGGCTTAATATAAAATGTCAAGGGGTCTTTTTCGTTTTCTTGCCCCGGTAAAATAAATTTAATTTCCGGGCTTAAATCTAACATATTATTGGCCTATCGTCAAAGATGGAATGGAGTCATCCGTGTCATAAAGACAAGCGACACTAGTAAATCCATTAGCCCGGACTTGTCCCTTTTCTCCGGATTCATCCCGGCTTTCAAACTTCACTTTTGGCAGATAAAAACTTTGGTGACGGGCATCAGTCTGTCCGGCTTGAATGAATACTCTCAGAGTATCACCGCGATCTACCATTGCCATGAGTTCCAGATAATTATCATTTACCTTCGCGCCTTCCAGGGATACACTCACTGTTCGATTTGCGGCGTTCTGGATACTGTCAATTGTCTCATCGCCAAAGCAAGAAACGCCTTCTGAATTGGATTGAACTTGAACATTAATCGAGTCAACACATATCGCAAAAGCACCGGCTGAATTACCAATCCAAACATTCCCGGCAGTAGCAATAATAGTCTGTCCAACTGTTGTGTCAGTATACTTATAAGGTCTGGCTATCGTTGTATCGGCATGAGCAGCGGCGGCTCCTGCGCCATACGACCTTGTGCAATTCGTGAATGTTTTCCCGTCGGTCGTCGGTCCTAATTTAATAGCCTCATCATTTGTAACAGAGTCCTCAATGTAAGCAATTGAACCCTCTTCAAACCCCTGCTTAGTAAATGTAACCGTCGTATCCCCAATTAACAAAGCTCCGTCCAGAGTTGTTGTAATTGCTTTAAATTTCTCTTTGACAATTCCTTTTAAATCCACCTTGCCTTGCTGTCCTTTTTCGCAAGACCAGGCGATATCCGTAAGCTTGCAGCCGTTGCCCTGCGAGCCGTCAACATTATCTGTAACATAAAGTGAACATGAGTCTGTGTTATCATCTTCAAGTTTATAATTCACCATAGCCTTGAGGGCATCACCGGCGGTAGGGGCGTTGTCAGTCGGCGGCCAATATGTACAAACTCCCGCAGCTTTATCGGTTATCGCCACGGCACGGCGTTCAATTATGTTTCCGTTTACATCTTCAATGTCGATTTTGACAATATCTCCGACATCAAAATAGTCATCTGCGGCTTTAAATGTAGTTGTAGAAACATCGCTTGCAACTGTAGTTGAAGATAGAGAGTCCTTCTCAAACATTGTTAATAAAATCGGGTCAATGTCGGGCGCAACCCCCTGCGCACCGCCGCCTAACATATAAGCCGGAATTTCAAAAGTTCCGGTTTTATCAAGATCATCAACTTCCAGAATATCCCTGGTATCGGGATGATAATCGTCTCGAATTTCACGATTATGAACCTGGTTAATTTTGGGATAATCAAACGGAATTAGCGCATCGGTAGCTACAGGCTCAACGGCTGTCCCAAATGTAGTTTCAGCTTTGGCGTAAACATGGGTTAAAATCGTCTTTGCAACTGTCATTTTTCAATCTCCTTTATCTTTTTGATTGCAGGTTTTTTGACATTTTTAACCCGCCTCCACCCTTTTTCGATATATGCATCAAGCTCCGCTTTTTTCACAAAAACAGATTGCCCTTTTTTGATAGACTTTATGCCCATTAAGCAATCCACTGGAGCTTTGATTTCGATTTTCTTTTCTTCTTTTTTTACATTCATTTTAAAACCTCATGTGCAAACAGGGTTATATGGATTGTCGGGACGGGTCCAGTATTCTATTGAATAATTCCATTCGATTTCAGTTTCATTAGGCTGTTGGCTTCCATGACCAACTTTCCAAGGGCGGTCATTACCACGCCTAGTTGTTACTGCCAAATCTCCCCATGTGTCATTGTCGTCAACTTCAAAAAGCGGAATAATAGCTTGTTCTGCTTCTGCGATTAATGCTTCCAAAGCTGTTTTTGTAGCTGATAAATCCGGGTCTGAGTCTATCCGTGTTGACATTGCGCAAAAAACGGGAAGGTAATTAATATAATGACCTATTGCTGCCTCTGATTTTGTAAACCCAAATCCAACTCTCAAATATATTGAACCTGAAACCATATCCTGATTTTGAACTTCCCGTCGATCATCGGCAACATCAACGATATTTCCCGCTATAATTCCCTCAATTCTCGCAATCACAGCATCCTGGATTTGTTTTTCAAGCAAATCAGCCACTTTATCCCCAATGCTTTTTTACAGCTTTTGCAACGGCATTCTCAATATTTTTCTTTCCGATTTTCTCTCGCAGTTTTTCAGCTTTTTCAAGTTCAGGTTTCCTTGGCGGCTTAGGTCGAGCATAAATAATATTATGAACTAATCGCCACATTCCAATCTCCACTCTCATTGGTGCCGATATTTTTTTAACTGCTTCTTCAGATCGAACTGTGCGCCGCCCCGGAATTGGCGGGAAAGCTTTCAAGTCTTTTGGATTAGAAACATATCGCCAAACGTCTTTAGAAGTTTTTGCAACTTCCATGACTTTTTCCGCTTCAATCTGGACAGCTTTATCACCGTCACGTAATACGTTTTTGCCGAGCAATCCAAGGCTTGCTGCTACACGTTCAATACCTCTTGTATCCATTCTGACTATCATTAATAGCCATCTCGTTTTAACGGTTTTGGGCCTTGGCGAAAGTTTACCCTTTTATGCGCCGCCTTTTCGATTTTCTCCAAGGCTGCTAGGTGTGCTTCCTGCTCGGTTCTCAAAGCTCCTGGAACTATTGTAGCCGGTTTCTTTACGCTTAAATCAGCTTCAGTTGCAACCGCTGTTATAGTTGCATTATCTTCTGTGTCACCCACGATTTACCCCTTTCTATCTAGAAACAGGCGGTCGTATTATCGCTCATTTTCAAATCGTCTGTACCGTCGCAATAACACATAAAGTTTGAAGTGTCATTGTAAAAAATAGCACCTTCTCCAAGAGTCCCGCAAGGGTCCTCCGTTGTAAAGTGCATTATTGCTCCGCCTGTTAAAGTTGACAATCCCGATAGATTGATTTCATTATTTGTTTTTTCCTTTCGGTGTTTTCGGCGTTTTCGATGTTTTAAGTGCTTTTGGCGTTTCCTTCATGCCCTCTTTGGTCTTTGAAATTGCCGACGTTTTTCTTTTGCGAAATGGTTTAGCCGGCCTTGATATAACAGCCACGATTTCCCCCTTTAAAAAAATACGTGGGGTTTTTACGCCCCACATAATTTTAGTTGTTATTAATTACACACCAGTTGATCCCCAGATACCACGCCAATCTGAAAATCCAACACTGAACCTCATTCTACCCGCAAAACTTTCGACGTTCCGTGAACCACGTTTACTTTCCTGGTTGTAAGAAGGTTTTACTCTCCAGTAAAAGTTAAGTTCACTAATGGTTTTATCTTGCAAAAACCAAGCAGTAGAACTTGTCAGATAAGGCCAAACGATAATTTCAATTCCCTGTCCTAACAATGAGTTTACATCATTGTTAGCAGTACCAGACTGCTGTGCCGACTTCAAAACTGTTTGAGCTGTAAACTGTAATGCTGGAGGCACAATTAATGATGTCGGCTTTATCATGATTTTCTGCCCGGCATCATCAAGAGCAGCTGTATCACTCATGGCGATAATAGCATTTTTGAGCTCGGTGTCTGAAAATGCCGCGGTCCCTTTGTTATCTGCGGTTGCAGTATCGCCCGTTCTCGGCTTTTTTAGTGTATGAGAATCAGCACAAAGCTGCGCACCATCCGGGCCGGTTTGCCCGCCTGTAAAAGCATTATTCAGCACGTTGGCTGATGTAACCTCTACAAGCCTCTGAGCACCCATGCCCATTTGCTTAGCCCATTTCTCCATGAGACCATATTTTTTATCTTCCCAAAGAGATAGTCCTATCTCCATGGTTTTACGATATGGTTCATGAGTATATTCAGTTGTACCAATCTCTTCAAACCGATCAAGTGCAATGGCTTCTGTGTCTTCAATTTGATCCCAGGCACTAAGACCGGCAACCGCTAAATCTTCCTCGCTTGACTGGGTTGAACTATTAACATTAAAGATTTTCTCCATAACGCCGGGACGGGCGGAAAATCCGGTAAAAAACGCTTTTCTTAATCTCGGAGAAAGCAGGTTTCCCCAATTCTGTGAAATCATAGCCATTGGAAACCTCCTTATCCGTTGTTAAATATGTGAGAAGTGGTGATTATCATTACAAGGGTATCCTCGCTTGCCGTGCTGTATTCTACTACCACAAGGTCGGTGTTAGATGACGCAGCCACTCCGTTGTATGTCCCGTTGATATCCAAAGTATCACCCGGGAAACGCTCGTTTGCATCTTCAACACGAAAGACAGCATTGCATCCATCAATTACTCGAATGCTTTCACCGTCATCTGTGTTATCAACTGCCTCAGCCGTTACGCCAAGCAGCGTAGTTGAGCCAGTCGCACCGTTATCTATCTCCTGCGAAGTTACCTCTACTATTTCGCCCTCTGCCATATTTAAGGCATCTACCATGACCATAGGCTTTAAAACCCTTGCGTCATAGCTGCCATTTTGGTAATAGGCAAATTCAAATCCAGTAGTTGCCATTTTTATTTACTCCTTTTTCTTTTGCATTTCTTCAAGGGCCTTGCTTGGATTGTCACGCCACATTGCGTATTCCTCCGGGGTTTGCCCTGACTCTTTTGCCATTTTTTCCTCATCGCTAGTCAATTTAACCGATTCCTTTTTCTGATTTTCAGGATTAATAACCTTGCCGCCATTCGCATCTTTAATGACAGTTTCTTTAGCGTCTGAAAAAGCCGTTGCAAAATCGTCAACTTGATCCAGAGATTTAATCAACGGAATAAATTGACTTGGTATTTTTAACTCCTTGGCCTTTTCTTCAATTCGCTTTTTTTCAGATTGATTTGAAATCGTCTCTTTCAGGCTTTTTACTTCATCCAGGAGCGGTTTAAGGTAATCAGGCATTTCGCTTTGTGCTTTTTTCAACTTTGCCGCTTTTTCCTCAAGAGCTTTTTTTTCAGATGCTTCTTTATCTATTGCCGCCTGGCTTTCTTTGAAGTTTTCAACTCCTTTTCCCACCCTTGAATCAAAAAAACTTTTGACATTTGGATTGTTTTCTATGAACTTTTCTAAATCCTCGCTAGTCATTTTTTCCGGCTCAAAAGTAGTCTCAGTTTTCTTTCCACCTTCCTTTTTCAAATCATCATTCAAATCTGCCATTGTCTCAATCCTTTCCAGTATCCCAATTAGATTCAGCGTGCCAAAATTTCCAGTATCCCGACAAATTCAGTATCCCGTAAAAATTGGTGCTTCAAATAATCAGTATCCCAGTCTAGTTAATATTAAAAGCCGTTGCGAAATGCCCCGGCTATTTTAGTAATTAAAAGCCTGCTAATTTGTACAACGCCCAATTGCTAAAAGCTCCTTTGCCATTGCGCCTGTTATAATCTTCTAATAATTTTTTGTAAGCATGCTGAGATTTAATTTCATGTTTTGTTGAAATATAAGCCTTGCGTACTCTATCGCCAAGGGCCGAAGGATTTCTTGCCTTGTAGACATTCGCGACAATAATGCTATGCGGCGGTGTGCGGCCATATGCCATGTGATCTGATAGCCTTAACTGTTTAGCCCCTTTGCTAATTCCGTTTACGTACGCTGATTGCGTTGACAATGAATAATTAACACTATTGCCGGACAAAGAGGCTATCGTATTAGCTAATCCGTTTATGCCGCCGTGCTTGTAAGACTCATTTATCAACCTGTCGTTAAGTTCTCTGTTTCGTGATCCTTTTTTTAAGGGCGTCAATTTAAAACCGGGTCCAGTTCCAGGTATCTCTTTGTGTTTTGATTTATTTTTTTCTTTTTTTATTGTCCTTATTTTTTTTGTTGCGTCTATTTCTCCTCGCCCATACCCGACGATTATGCAGTTGCAGTTTGGATGAAAAGGTGGGTCTGGATAATCATTTTTGGGGAAAACTGCTACCTCGCCTTTCGCCACGCCTAACGCATCTTCACAAACTCCTTTAGGGTCCGGGCCGCTCCCACACCGGATTTTCACATGAGTAATAGATTTATCATTTTGCGCATAGGCGTCTTTAGCCGCTACATCAATTTGAGTTGACGTAGTACGAACTATCGTTCTAAGCCTTGCGTTTATTGCTTTAAATGGAATATTTTTACCCGGTTTGACAATCCCAAAAACATTACGTCTAATATTTCGGGCTGTTTCATCAATTGAAAATCCGCCCGCCTGGCCTGTCAGTATCTCATCACGGATTTTATATCTAGCTGAATTAAGTATCTGCCTGGTTTGAAGTCCCATATTATCAGAAATATCTATCATCGAATTAAGCCAAACATCACCTAAATTTTGATTTACATTTGCTGCGATTATATTTTTCATTGAGTCTGTCCCTCGAATTAGATTTAAAGGCAGACTGTTTTTTTCAATAAATTTAGAATGATCTTTCATGTATTCCGAAAGCATCATATTGCGGTTCGCTTTTACCAAATATTTCAAAAGAAAACGCTGTTCTCTTTTCACATCTTTTATCAGCCGTGAATATATTGATATCCCCCTTGCGGATTCAACGTCCATACCTTTGAGTTTTCCGAGTTGACGTTCAAGTTTAGCCCGTAGCCGCTTTTCAGTTTCTTTTAAAATTTCAAAATTACGCCTGATTATTTTTGCGTCAATTGAATATAAATCAATAGCGCCCATTATTCAGACTCGCTTTCATCGTCATTATCATCGTTTTTTGATTTCTCGTACTCGGCTTTTACGCTATCAAATAATTCCTGGTTTGCAGACTCTCTCTCGTTTTCCTGTGCTTCGATCATCGCCACTATTTTATCATCATCAAAACCGATAGCCTTTAAAGCCTCTTCAATAAATCCCTGTCCGGCCAAAAATTCGGCACGTTTAAGTTGTACTGTCGGGTCCTCAGTGTCGAGACTCGGAAATACTACGTTTATATTATAGTCATCGGGTTTTCCGTTATCGATCAAAGACAATACCAGTTTCATTAATTGAGCCGTACTAGACTCAATCCGAGTCATAAATCGCCTGACATTTCGTTTACCGGAAGCATTCAAAATGACAAGAGATTTACCGCTGCTATTCGGGCTATTTGATATAGCTTCTTTCGTTGAACGACGCACCCCGATTGCTTCCCAAACCCCATCTTTTGCAGACTCAACTTTGTCAATTACAGATTGCGGGGCACCGTTTAAATTCAGACTTCCGACTGGCCATGGAATATAAGAACCGCCATCTAAGCTCATTTCCGTGCGTGTTGAATCACTGCCATCTTCTGCGTTTTGCTGAAAAATAACTGAAAAAGCACCGAGCTTATTAGCTTGCATTTCTTGACAAAGATACGTCGATAAAATCAGTTGAGCTTCAATAGCATCTGACAGCCCGGACCGCCCGTGCTTTTCGTTTTGTACATCTTCATATTTGAAATTAATTAATGTAAATTCGCTTAAACCATGGCTCCAGGTTGATTCCGGGTCCGTTATGCCACCAACCGCAAAGACATTCCCATCCCTGGTAATAGTCTCTGTCACTTCAACAGTTGAAGTAGCGTCTTGGCCTGTTTCAATCGTTAAGTTGTACTTAGCAATATAACCGGTTATTTCGTTTACATTATCTAAGTCAGATAGAATATCGAAGTTGATATCGTCAATCTCAGTTACAATCGGCATGCCAGCTTTTTTTGTGACTTTCGCCGGAAATTCGCCATCACGAAAACATTTCATTATTATCGTCGATAGATATTCCTTGAACTTTTCAGTATTACCGCAATGAGCGCCTTTTAGCCAGTCCTGCAAAATCGTATTAACCCGCTCATCTTCTAGCCCTTCTTTGTCAGTAGCCGTTATCTCAATTTCAGACGCCGGGATAATCGAAAGAAAAGCTTTACCTGCCTTTTTTAATTCATTCTCGAAAGGCACTTTTTCTTTTGTGATCTTATCAGCATCGGCTGTATCTTCATTAACCCATCGGGTTTTAAACATTTCAAAATGTATATCTATATCAGTGTCCCAAAGGCCGCGATAGTTTGCTAAATCTGTTTCGCGATTTGCGACGCCGCCTTTTAAGCTGCCTACAGTCTCATCATTCGTGTCTGTCATTATTAATATGCACCTTTGATTTTAATTGCTTTTCCAGGCTCATATGGTCTTTTTTTCAAAGTCAAAACATCAGATTTTAAAAAATACCATTCAGCATTTAGGGCCGGAGCTTTGACGATGTAGTGTAATTCATTCTCGCTGATTTTTATTTTTTCAGCTTTGATAATCGTAGGCTCTGAACGGCCCTTGATATGCACTTTGAGAGACACCATTCTTTTCGGCTGTGTCACAAAAAAATTTTTAAATCGTTTCAACATTTAATAACCTGCATATCTCATCGGCTTTTGTTTGCGCATATAGGCCGGGAAATCTCTTACTACCATGTAACCAAATCCATCCGACGTATGAGAGCGTTTTAAGTCTGATTTATCAAGCTGCCTCGTACCTTCTTTAAAACTCATTTGCTCAAAGTCGGCTGAAAGCTCTTTCAGCTTTGGGCTTATCCTGATTCCGATTTCGCCTTTTGCGTTTACGAGCTTAGCATTAACCGAGGCCACTCTGTCAATTACCGCCGGGTTTGCTTTTGGAACTCTAATATCTCGAAATCCGTTTTCTCTAAAAATAGCATAATCAGATTTCGCCGTTCCTCTATTTCCAGAAGCATCACCATAAACCACGGTCAAACGCTTGTCATATCCACGCGCCAAATATTCGTTTAAAGCTTCCTGTGTGTTTGATTCTTTGATTACAATCTCATCAAGAACGTCAATAACAACATCCTGGTATTTTATTTTCTTTCCGCCAATTACAGCGTGGCGTGGCAAGTCCTTTCCTGTGCGTTTAATCTGACAGATAACCCATGACATTGGTGTCACGTTAAAGTCGCAACAGAGAAGCACTTCGCAGGAAGGATCATACTTTAAATCCATTACAGTATGAGTCCGGCGGTTGTAAGCATGGTAGACTTTGCCTTTGCCTATCGGCACCCATCCGCCGTAAATATTCTGTTCAGCTAATTGCGGGTCAAGGTTCGCAAGTTGCGAGTCAATGTAACCATCGGCTAAATTTGCTTCGTTATGATATGACGTTAATTGCGTACTCCAGCGAGTCTCTTTTAGTTTATCGTTTTTTTCCGGTTCTGCATGGAAGTAATCATAAAGCCAGTTAAAGCCGTCCGGCCTGGTCGTCACGTCAATCGTCGGGCAGGGTTTCATATTCGGGCAGGATAACCGAGATAAAACCGTATCAAACGCCTCTCGTTTAGTATCCCATGCCTCATCAATCCAAGCCCATCCTAATTCTATTCCTTCAATATCCTCATAGTTTTTCAGAGACCTGGTAAAAACCTGCGCTCCCCACTTAAACGTAATAACAGCATCGTGGTTTTGAAACCGGCTTTTCACGTTCCATGCCGCCGGAGGCATGGTATTGAAAACATATCGCCCGCCCGGATTTCCTCTTGGAGAATATTTTGAAATCTCGTAAAATTCCATCAACATTTTCCAATAGACCGGTAACGTCGAATGGTGCAACTGCTTGTAGCTATTGGCTGCAATTAGCCCAACTGAATTAAAATGATCTATTGACTTTTTAATTGCTTTAAAAGCACCTATCCAGGTTTTTCCGGATCGCCACCCGCCACATATCAAATTATGAGGTTTTTTAGAATCACGGAATAGCCTCTGTGGGCGGCTCATTCTCAGATCATGCGCAAGGTCTTGATACGAATTAACTTGAACCATCGCCCTGAGCTTTCTTGTTTATCCGCTCTAAAATCTCATCGGCTAAGTGGGTTTCTTCAACTGTAAACGTCACTTGCGGTCTGCTCGTTTCGTTATCTTTTACGTCACCTTCCAGCATGGGCTTTACCCGGTCATAAGCCATGTTTACCGTTTCACATGAGTGTTTTAAGCGCATCGGGTCCTTTTCGGTTTCAGACAACAAAGACGCCCTTTTTAAGATTTTCATTTGCGCTGTCAGATAAAAAGAATCAATTTTTTCACGCCATGTTTCAATTATCGTATGACTTTTTTTTTCTGCTTTGGCGTCCTCTTTTAGCCTTGTTTTTTCTAATAATTTAAGTTTTTTTTTCAGATATTCTTTCCGCTGATCTCCCCATGTTCCCCGACCTTGCCGCTTATCTTGACCTGAAAATGCAGTCAATGTCGTAAAATTTATTTTTGTAGTTTTCGCAGTTTCTTTGAAAGTATAACCCTGAAATACAAACAGGTCATGCGCTTTTTTTTTTCGCTTTTGCGAGATTTTTTTTGCGCCGTTGTGTTTCATAATTTTTCACATATTCCAAGGTTTTTAATCGTCAATCTGCATTTATTATTTATCTTTCTTTTTCGTAATTTGTCTGTAAGCAGTATAACTGCCGGCAAGAGCCACAATAGTTGAAATAGCTATTTCGCCTGAGATTTTATCAAAGCATGCAAGAATCGTAATACAGATAACTGCAATCAAAACGATTATGAGCTTAGAATTGAAGGTTTTCATTGATCTCCAATAAAAAGCAGGAAGTCCCGGGAGTTAACCCGCTTCCTGCTTTTTGCGAAGTTACGCGGATAAGTTTTTTTGTCTCGATAAAGACATACCCGCTCTCGAACGTGTAAAGAACTAATCAGCCTGTTGGCTGTGTTGCGCCTTAGTTATTTTAGTCATGATTCTTTTATTATTACATAATTTATGTCATTTTCTTTTTTTCGTGTCAAGAATATTTTTTCTATATTCTCGAACATCGATTAAATATTCGAGAAATCCAGGGCTTTCCAAAAGCACACAAAGCATTCCCGCTGATCTGACTTCAATTTCAAGCTCCTTACTTTTTACAATATAATAACACTCTTCTATTCCGTGCATTACTTCATGTAAAAGCGTTTGTGCTTCGATTTCCGGACTTGTTTCATCCAACAATATTTCAGGATTTCTATAGTCAATGGTCCCTCGTGCCTCTTTTGCGTCTAGTATCTTTTCATTTCTACATATAGGAAAAACTATATGATTTATTTTAATGTTTTTTGGCAATTCTGGCTTTTTCATTCTCTCGAAACTCCTTTATTTTTTGATTTATTGTTGCGACAAGTCCGCCACCTGGTACCCGTTCAAATTCCATTTTATGCCAAGTTAAAGTTCTGGTCTGTGATAACAGTCCCGCAGTCTTAAAAGCTTCGTAACACTTTCGTAGACCCCGGCTGTAGGCTTTTTGATCTTGAGCCATGATCTTCTTTTTGTGGTCCGGGCAAAGAATAGCTTTTATTCCTGACCATTCTAAGTCTGTTAAGTTTGCCGCTCCTGATTCCAGGATTTTTGCGACATCGAGAGCGTCATTGATTAATTTATAAGGGTCTGATTTTGCAATAAAAACCATTGAATCGGGGTCCACATAAATAGCTGACTGCCCGCCGGTTTCCTTGAGTTTAAAATAGAGACTCAGCAGATATTTCGTTTTTTTTAA